AGCACGATATGAGCAGAAATAGCACAAATAAATGTGAAAACGTTCCGACATGGGACGAACTTGAGTTCATTCTTGCGACAGAAATTGTCGAAGAAAGTAGAAAAAAAGCAAGAAAATGGTTCACGGCATGGATTGTAACCGCAGCCGCACTGGTAGCGAGCAACCTTGCGTGGATTATAGGAGAAATGAAATGAAAGAGTATGCGCTGATTGCTGTTTGTATGCTTGCCGGGAAATATGTGGATATACCTATTTGGCTGAACATCTTTTTTGGCATCTCGGCAGCATGGGCGGTGCGCCAGATGAAAGCAGACTGGCAGTAGGAAATAAGGAGGATAAAGAAATGTTCGAGAAAGAAATTGACGAAATTTATGAACTCTGTAAAAGAGTTGTGAATGAAGTTCCGACAGCTGGTATTACATTTGAATATTCAAATTATGGTCTGAACGTAAGGGGGGTTAAAAGAAAAGACGATGTTTGTCTTCCCGAAGGCAAATTTAAATGGGATTTATATCAGGATGTATATCTTGATTCATTTTTCGAGAAAGAAAATCGTGAAAAACTTAATAAAGTCAAAGCATTCTTGCTGGAACTTCTGATAGATGGGAAGTGTCCAAATGAGTAAACAGATAGCAATTATGAAACTTCTTCCCAGTCTGGAGATAGCAGGATGTATTAATGAACTGCTCAGAGAACTTCAGTCCAGAGGGGATCGCATATTGGATTATGAAAACTGCGATATGTCTCTTGACCATGTGGAATATCACAAGGCTGAAGGCATCGATGGAGAGAAGTTCGGAGATGCTTCAGACAACCTGTACTGCTTTTTCAAGGCGGTGTGAACATGGATGAGAGGATTAATGAGGTTCTGAGATTGATTGATATACAGCTTGCCACAGTCCCGGATAACCCCATTGAAGAATCATATAAGGCAAGAACATTGGCAAGCTACGTACAGGCTCTAAATGGGCTTTTAGTGGCTCAGAAATCATATAAGGAGGAACAAAAATGACTGAATTTGAAATCCATATACCGGCACGTAAAAAGGCAGTAGTGTCAGAACGAGACATGGCGGTAAAAGTGACCGGGGAAGCGTATAATGCTTTGACAGAAATTTACAATGAAAGCACTTTATCAATGCGCCAGATCGCAAGTCTTCTGATTGTAGAAGGTAGCAAACATATTGTATACGACAAAGCGGAGGTGTGAGCTATGGCAAACTTAATTGGAATCATGGGTGAACCCGGAAGTGGTAAAAGTACATCCCTTCGCAATCTCAATCCAGAAGAAACTTATTACTGTGATTGCGATGGAAAAGGTCTGAATTGGAAAGGGTGGAGAGATCAGTATTCCACTGATAAGAACAATTATGTAAAGACCAGTTTTCCGCAGACTATAGTCAAATATCTTTTAAACATTGCAGAAAAAGCACCGCATATCCATTATTTCGTTGTTGATACCGTAAATAACTTAATGGTATCGGACGAAATGAGGAGATGCAAAGAGAAAGGCTATGACAAGTGGATGGACCTCGCCTCGAGCATCTGGGACTTGGTAGATATTCCGTCAAAGCTCAGAGATGATCTGACAGTGATCCTGCTGTTCCACACGCAAACAGAAATGACTGACGCAGGCTATGAGTTTACCAGAATCAAAACCAATGGAAGAAAGACTGAGAAAAACAACATCGACAGTAAGTTTAACTGGTTGCTCAGATCAATGAAGCAGGAGAACACCTATTGTTTTTCAACCACTTCTCATAATGACACTGCAAGAACGCCACTTGGAGCATTTGAAGAGGAATATATTCCAAATGATATTGCGAAGGTCATTGAAGTTATGAAGGAGTTTTGATGAGAGAACAAAACTGGTATGTATTTTTAATAGGCCGATACGCCTATCGGATAAGATGTGAATCGTATTATATTCATCAATTATACCATGACAAAGCAATTCGTGAGTACAGGAAATGTTCAAGCAAAGAAGAAGCTATTTCTATGTGCTATGACTATAACAAATATTTAAAAGGAGATAAAAAACATGGCAATTAAAAGATTTGGAGATTATGAAAAAACACAGGCTTATGGAGATTACGAAGTGCTTCCAAAAGGTGGCTATGTTGTAAAGATTCTTGGAGCCGAAGTTTGCAGCAACAGTAAAGGTCAGTATGTAAAAATCAGTTGCGATATTGCAGAAGGCGAATATGCGGGCTTCTATGCAAAAGAATATAAAGCTCAGCAGAGCGAGGATAAGAAATGGCACTGCAATTATCTTCTGAATATTCCGAATGACGACGGATCAGAGAAAGATAACTGGACAAAGAGACGCTTTAAAACATTTACAGAAGCTCTTGAAGAATCCAATCCGGGATACCACTTTGACTGGGATGAGCAGAAATTCAAAGGTAAGATTGCCGGCGGTCTTTTTAATGAAAGAGAATACGAAAAGAATGACGGAAGCATTGGAAGAGCTACCAATCTGGCATCCTTCTGTAAAGTCGATAAAATTCGCTCCGGTGATTACAAACTTCCAAAAGACAAAATCTTAAGTAGCAATAATTCTTCACGCACTAATTCAGATGATTTTATGAGTGTTCCAGACGGTGCAGATGAGGAGATGCCATTCAACTAATGGATATTTTTGATCAAAAAGAAGTCTTAAAGTCTTTCCAGATTCTTATTGATTCCAGAGAACAAGCGACCGAACGAGCGGAGAAGCGGTATAAATCCTTTTCCGCTCCATATAGTCGAGCAACATTGGATTATGGTGATTATACCTATAATGCAGTGTTGCCAGATGGTAGTTCACTTTTTGACACATGTGAAACCATTAAACCATTCTGCGTGGTGGAACGGAAAATGAATTTAGATGAGTTAGCCGCATGCTTTACCAGAGGGCGTGAGAGATTCAAAAGAGAGTTTGAACGAGCATTAGATCAGCAGTGTAGGATTTACCTCATCTGTGAAAATTCGAGCTGGGAAAACCTTTTGAACGGTAAATATCGAAGCAAATTCAATCCCCATGCGTTTTTAGCTTCCAGTGTTGCATGGATGGTCCGATACAACATGAATGTGGTTTTTTGTAAAGAGGAAACATCTGGAAGACTGATAAAAGAAATTTTATACAGAGATTTAAAAGAAAGACTTGAAAGGGGTGAGTTTGATGGTTGTAAATTTGATTCAACTCACAGGTGATAGCAATGAGTGAATATCCGAGTATGTATGATGCGGCTATCGAATATGCTAAAAAAGGATTTGCTGTCTTCCCGTTAAAATACCGCGATAAAGTTCCGCTTACCAGGAATGGATGTAAGGATGCAACTACAGACGCAGCTCAGATAAAAGCCTGGTGGCAGAAATATCCAAATGCAAACATAGGTCTTGCGACTGGTTCAGTTAGCCAGAATGTATTTGTAATTGATTTAGACATTGATGAAGATCGCGGAATAGATGGGTACCATTCACTTGAAGATTGGCAGCGTGAACACGGAGATTTCCCAGAAACATGGACAGCTATCACGGGACGCGGTGGATACCATTTGTACTATCGTGGAAATGGCAGAATAAAGAACCGAGCCGGAATTATTGATGGTGTAGATATTCGTGGAAATGGCGGGTATGTAGTAGCTCCCCCATCAATACATAAGAATGGCAATCGGTACGAGTGGGAATATTCACCGGATGAATTTGAGATCGCAAAGGCCGATAACAATGTAGAATACTTCTTGAACCATGACGATCAGAAGCAGAGCACAACTTTTACCATGCCAAATATCGTGGCAGCAGGACAAAGAAATCAGATGCTTTTTCGTTTTGCGTGTATGATGCAGGCGAAAGGAGCGTCAGATCAATCAGTGTTCGCCGCTACCATGGCTGAGAATGAAAGTTCCTGTTCGCCTCCATTAACTGAACAGGAAGTCAAAGTCATTGTATCAAGTGCGACTAGATATGATAAAGGAAAGCCCATTCACATTGACTCAGATGGGGTTGCAACGCAAGGGTGGAGGGAGCCGGAGTTTGATTTTACAGAAAAAGGAACAATGATTCAGAGCATTAAGAACATGTGTGAAGCCATTGAGTACGACCCTGACTTGTATGGACATATCAAATATAACGAGTTATCATACGCGCCCTTTGTTTGCGGAAGTCTCCCGTGGGAACATGTAAACATGTATAGGGAATGGAGCAACAGTGATGACAGCAATTTGAAATCGTACATTGAATCAAAATATGGGCTAAAGAGTCTGGAGAAGATCATGGAAGCACTTAATATCGTGGCAAATAGAAACAGATTCAACCCTGTTGTTGATATGCTTACTGACATTCATAAGAATAAGTGGAATAAAAAGACCGGATATATCAACAAACTACTTCCAGAATATCTGGGAGTGGAAGACACAGAGTATTCCAGGGAATGTATGAAACTGTTTATGTTAGGTGCAATCAGCAGGGCGTTCCATCCGGGATGTAAGTTTGACTACATGCCAGTATTATACGGCTCACAGGGAATTGGAAAATCTACCTTTTTGAGACTTTTGTCACTCAATAACGCATGGTATAACGACAACTTCAATACAGTCGAGGGCGACAAAGCCCCGGAAAAGCTGCGCGGTATGTGGATGGTGGAACTGGCAGAACTGCTGGCTACTAAAAAAGCAAAAGAAGTTGAGAGCATCAAAGCATTTTTAACGTCCACAGTGGACACGTACAGGCCTCCATATGGGCGCAGAACAGAGCAGAGACCAAGAGTGTGTGTATTTGCCGGAACAACCAACAATGACCGTTTCCTGACTGATAGAACAGGCAATAGACGATTCCTTCCGATAGTCACGAGAAAAGAACATGTCCTGAAATCCATGTTTGATGATCCACAAGCCGTAGCGTCAGACTTTACAAACGCTTGGGGAGAAGCCATGGAGCTTTTTGAAAGGGCCGATAGAACACCTAAGTTAATTCTTCCGAAGAATTTACAGAGATATATAGAGGATAAACAGGAGGAATTTATGGAGGAGGACGTGAGAGTTGGAATTATTCAAGAATGGCTAGACCATACAACGGAACCTCGCGTTTGCGTTGCAATGCTATATGAACAGGCGCTGGGTAACGAGGGCCGCAAGCCCACAAGGTTCGAGTCCAACGAAATTCACTCCATCATGCAGAACTGCATTGACGGATGGGAAAGGGAAAATGGCGGGAAACGGGTGAGATGTGGAAAGTATGGTCCACAGATATGTTACCAAAAAGTCAGAAAATTAAGTGAATTTGAAAAAATGTGTGAGTGTGAGATACCATTTGACTAGAACTAGTTACACTTAGTTACATTTAGTTACACCCCAAGATACACCTCAAACCCTTATAAATACTGTATTTTTTACTTAGTGTAACTAATGTAACTAATATTTTACTATAAAGTATATTTTAATAATTATATAAAAAGGTAATTATAGGAAAAATTAAATACTTATGTTACACGTTACACATTCAAGGAGGGGAAGAAATGGCAAGCGTAAGAAAAGATGATATTCCAATGATGGCAATGTTTATGCCTAAATTATGGGAATTAATAAAAGAGTTTTACCTGGTTGAGCTCACAGATGAATATTCAAAAGCAGCTTATGACCACTGTATGGAATTGATAGAAATATATTCAGATCCATTAGCAAAAGAATTAGTTTTAGCATTTTGTAAATTTATTGATTCCAAACAAAAGGAGTTGAGAAAGAATGTACAACACTAAGAACAAATACGAGCAGGGACAGGCTCTCAGAAAAGAAATATATATGTATATCGTCAGTTATATCAAATTGGTTGGATATGCACCATCAATTACAGAGATTTCTGAAAAGGTAGATGCGGGGAGAGCTACGGTCTGGAAACATATTAATCAGTTGATTGATGATGACCTGCTCAGAACAAACCACCCTAGTACCGACAGAGCATATACTCCAGTTGGGTACGGAATAAGAAAGATAAGCAAGGAGACAAAATGAAACTTTATGACATTGTTACAGCAGATGGTACATTCGTCGACAGTATGAGCAGAATAGAGATTTTGGAACGGTTCGGGATTTCTAAAGGAGTCTTTCAAAGATATCTGGATAATGGCGACCTGCTAGAAGGGAAATACCAAATAAATGATTATGACTGTGACATAAAAGCAAGGAAATGTAAGGACAGGGAATTATTCTTACAGTTTGACATTCTGACTCAGAAGATAAGGAGGGCTGTCGGATGGGAAAGTTAAAAATCAAGCAGAAAAAGAAAGCATTCATTCCGTATACGAATCAGCAGGCTAATATGTTCGCGCAGTCTATCCAGAACTGCCAGAAAGAGTTAAAAGAAATGGAGTTGAAAGCCTTTGATGATGGGTTCGAGGATGGAAAGAACTGGTCTGATGTGCTGAATTTTGTGATTTTGTTTTATGTAATGCACGAATTGCACGGATGGGGATGGAAACGTTACATGAAGTCCGTAAAAAGAATTAATAACTACATAAATGATATTAATTCTGGAAAAATATCATTGTCTGAAATGGTTGATAATCTGGAAAAGAAGCATCACATTCGGATTTGTGATGATTATAAGGAGTTAATTAAGAGATATGGAGCGTAATTTAATTATAGATTGTTTTGCCAGCGGTGGAAGAAAACCAGGAGAAGATAGCAACAGGAGGTACAAAGAATGAAGTTTCTGGACTTTTTTTGCCGGAATAGGTGGATTTAGAAAAGGGATGGAAGCAGTGGGGCATGAGTGCGTCGGATTTTGTGAATTTGATAAATGGGCGGTAGCAAGTTACACGTCCATGCACCTGATAACAGAAGAACAACGACAATATTTGTCAACGCTGACACCGAAACAAAGACAAAAAAGAGATATTAAAGGAGGAATACAGAAATGGAGAATGGTACGCAAATGACATTAGAAGAGTGTATGCCGGAGACATTCCAAAAGCCGACTGCTGGTGCTTCGGATTCCCTTGTCAGGACATATCCGTTGCAGGAAAGCAAGCCGGATTTCAAGGAAACCGTTCAAGCCTGTTTTTCAGAGTTATGTACCTTGTCGGACAGCTCAAAGAAGAAGATAAACCCACTTACCTTTTCATTGAGAACGTTAAAAATCTGCTTAGTGTTAATGGAGGATGGGATTTCGCCAGACTGCTCATTGAAATGGAGCAGTGGGGGTATGATGCAGAATGGCAGGTGCTCAACTCCAAAGATTTTGGAGTGCCACAAAACCGGGAAAGATGTTTCATTATCGGACATCTTAGAGGGAGAAGCACCTCAAAAATATTTCCTATCGAAGGAACAGACGGAAAAAATAGTGTTTCGTTAAAACTGTTTGGTTGTATAAATGGCAGAAATTCACAAAGAGAAAGGGTTTATGACAGTGGTGGACTTTCACCAACAATAAGCACGGTACCCGGCGAAAAAAAACAGAACCTAAAATAGCAATTCCAGTATTAACACCAGACAGGGCGGAGAAACGTCAAAACGGAAGAAGGTTCAAAGATAATGGAGAGCCGATGTTCACACTAACAGGACAGGACCGGCATGGAGTTGCAATCAAGGTTAAAGAAGCAACAAAACAAGGGTATTCGGAGTGCAGAGTTGGTGTCGATGCTGTGAATTTATCAGTTCCAGGTAGTAAGACCAGAAGAGGAAGAGTTGGGAAAGAGATTGCAAATACACTAGACACAAGTTGCAATCAAGGGATATTTGTGAAAGTTTCTGATGAGTTAATTGCGTATGCAGTCTGGTATGAAAAATATCAGTGTTACATAGCAATCCGGAAACTGACACCGAAAGAATGTTTTCGGCTGCAAGGTTGGCCTGATGATTATTTTGAAAAAGCGGAGTTTGTTAATTCTGACAGTCAGTTATACAAGCAGGCAGGAAACGGAGTAACTGTATCAGTGATTAAAGCAATTGCAGAGAAATTGAAATTAGGAGATGAACCAAATGGCTAAATGTACGGCATTTGAAATAAACAATCTTGAAATGAGTGAGTTTAGGCAACTCATTAAAAAACATACACCACAAAAGCCGAAATTTATGCGTAACAGAAGCGACACTTGCTCAGTATGGGAATGCTGCGAATGTGGGAACGTATTTATAACTACCCACAGACCAGGAATTCTTGCTGGGACAGAAGTTTATTACTGTTCAAAATGTGGACAGAGATTTGATTGGAGTGTGGATGAATAATGGAAAATACAGGACAATATCTACATTCAGAGAAATCATGGAGGACTGCGCAATAGCATGCCAGTTGCTTACATGGGGAAAGTGAGGATGGAAATGGAGAAATTAAAACCTTGTCCGTTTTGCGGAAAAGAGATAGATACAGAGAAAAATGTATACATTCCAGAAAGAGACTGGGCGCCGTCTTTTTACGATCCTGACAGTGGGGGAAATCCAATAGCCATTCACTGTGAATGCGGATTAAAATTTTGCCCGGGCACATGGGATTATAAAGAATTCGTTGAAGCATGGGATAAAAGAGTAAACAAGGAGGATGCAAAATGTTAATCAGAAGTCAGGATAAAACAGCACTGGTAAAGTTTGAAAACATTGTAGTCAATCCAAAACTCCCAGATTCATTGAGTGTTATATGTTGGAGTTGGCAGGATGCACAGAGAAGTGGAGGATATTTTATTTTAGGAAAATATTCCACAAAAGAAAAAGCCATGAAAGTGCTGGATATGATTCAGGAAGCCTATGCAGATGCGGAATTAAATGAAATTCTTCTTCCTGATGTTTACAAAGCTGCTAATAAATCTCAGCAGGAAAAAGAAAATACATCAATTGCAAAAGACATTAGAAATGCATTTATGAAGAAAATGGTATTCCAGATGCCGGATGATGAAAGCGTGGAGGTATGAGCCATATCAAAGACAGATTAACCGATTATCACAATCAGATGAAGAAGCTGGCAGAACAGCACGAAATGATTACCGCCAGAGACGTTCTGGACATAATCGAACAGCTTCAGGATGACTTAGAACTGGATGAAAATGAAAACGATTGGATTCCAGTCGAAAAGAAACTGCCAGAGCCGGGCAAGGATGTTGCTGTACTGCTTAAAGGCTTTATCCCGGCAATTGGTAGATATGAAGTAATAAGAGACGGAATTGGAGCCTTTGTAGTTCCAGGGCAAATTGAGACTCCTGTAGAATTCAGATTGCCTGTAACTGCATGGACACCGTTGCCAGAACCATATAAGGAGGGCTAAATGGGAAGATGTAAATTAGAGTGTCCAGACGGTGAAACAGAGTGCTGCATCTGCTGTACGAAGCAGGATTCCTGCCAGTGCAGATGTGATGATATGGACAGTTATGAATATGCGGAGGAGTGTGAAGAGTATGAGACTGATTGATGCCGACTTATTAAAAGAAAATATAGTAAAGTGGCTGAAACCATTAAATCCTGATGAATCAGAAACAATTAAATTAGCTTGTGTTTTGAAAAGTGTTGTTGAAGAAATTAATGAACAGCCGACAGCTTTTGATGCGGACAAGGTTGTGGAGCAGTTGAAAACAAAAAAGACAAGAACTGCTGCATTACAGAAAGCATCGGAGTATTTCGAGGGTGAAACTGATG